AAAGTATTAAAGACAGAGCAAAGAATAAATACACCGATTTATCATTATAAATTCATACAAAACAAATAACCATGTACTCTCAGAATCAAGAAGAACTATACATCCTTAATCACTTTAAAGATAGAACAGGTGTGTTCCTGGACTTAGGAGCTTACGATGGTAAAGACCTATCGAATACAAGAGCGTTGATGGAGAAAGGATGGCAAGGTGTATGCTTCGAACCTAATCCGAATGTATTTGAGAGACTTGCAAACAATTGTTTAGATTACAAGTATGTCTATTGTTATGAGTTAGCTATGGGTACTTTAAATGGTACTTTTGATCTTAATGCAAACGATACTTATTACTCTACCTTAATCGATAGCGAGATGGGTAGATGGGATGGTACTTATACATTTAAGACAATAGAATGTGAAGTAATAACCTTTGAGCATTTTATGCTTACAAGTCCATTCAGATACTATGATTTCATTTCTATTGATTGCGAAGGTATCGACTATGAGATTCTTACTCAGATAGACTTAGATAAAGTTCAATGTTCAATGATCTGCATAGAGACCAATGGCAAAGAGACACAAAAGTACATTGATTACATTAACAAGTTCAATGGCTTTAAGGTAGTTCATGTTAATGCTGAGAACCTAATAATGGCACGATGAAATTAAGTATACTAATAGCTACAGTCAAAGAAAGAGAAGAGCAGTTCAATCGGTTGTTTAATCGCATTGTATCACTTGTAATCGATTATGATGGTGTTGAGGTGTTATACAACAATGCTCCTCGTTATGATGACCCTAATGGATTAACTGTTGGAGAAAAAAGACAAGCATTGATTGATGTAGCTACCGGTAAGTATATCATGTTTGTCGATGATGATGATGATGTACTGGATAACTTTATCGAATCCTTATATTCTTTGCTCGATCATGATGTGGATGTTATCAATGCAGATGTGTTAGCTTATATCGATGGTGTTGGACATATTATTGATCAGTCTATCTATCACGAATCTGAGCAGCTTAAGGATGGTATCACCAAGCGGTATCCTTCAGTTATGTCTGTATGGAATAGAGAACTAACAAAGAAAGCAAGATTTAAACCTTTAAACAATGGAGAGGACTTTGACTGGACTAAGCAGATGAATCCGCAGTCTGAGATTAAAGTACATTTAATATGGCAAATCTATAACTATTCATCTGTAAATAATATAGCAAGTAAAGCTACCAGGATGTGTGTAGTTACATTTAGCAATACTGAACGATATAACAAGTTAGCCGATAGGATGAAAGAAAGCGTAAAACCTTATGGTATCGATTTCATTCATTACACTAACTATTCAGAAATTAATTGTAAATCACATTCTGAGTATCCTTATGCATTCAAACCTTACTCAATACAGAAAGCAAGGGAGCAAGGATATAATCTTATCTTATGGCTTGATTCAGCAATATACTTAACAAAGAATCCGAGTGAAGTATTCCAATACATCAAAGATAATGGTGTAATGCTATTCGATAATATCGGATTCTCTATTGCTTCATTTACTCATAATGAATGTTTAGCACATTTTGGAATGGATAAAAAAGAAGCTGAGAACTATAAGATGGTCATGGCTTGTGCTATGGGATTCAATTTTAATACAAAGATAGGCACAGATACATTCAATGAATACTTAGGATTCGCTCATACAAATGCTTATCAAGGGAATTGGCATGAACATCGACACGATCAATCTGTTATCTCATGTATTGCTCAGCAGAAAGGCATTGAACTATTACATCCCAATAGAACATTCATAGCTTATGAGGGTAATGAAGGGATGAAACCTCATGCAGAATCAGTATGTTTAATTTCTAATGGATAAATATTGCACAAAATCAATAATTAATATACTATAATATGACAGAAGAACAATACAATGAATGTCAAAAGTATAGAGGGGTTATAAATCTCTTTGTTACTTCAGGACAATGTATCGGAGGATTAGATGGGTTATTTGATTACTATGGTGTAAGAGGTCAAGATAGATCATGTCCTTCCTGCATCAGTCAGTTCTTACTTAACAGACATTCTGAACTAACACAATATGAGCATGATAACAATCTGTAAAGTATGTGCTATAATGGATCAGAATATCATTCCGAAAGAATGTGAATGGTGTGAGTTATGCTCTTCGTTTATCTGTAAAGAATGCAAACCTAATCTTATAAGAAGAGGAATGGCAATGATAAAACTTAAACTTAGTATGAATGGTAAGTAAGTTCGAATCTTATTCAGATTATCCCGATAGCGTAAAAAATAACGCCAAGTCTGCTCTCGATTATGCAAAGGAGAACGGATGGGGTTCATGTGGTACTGAGGTAGGTAAGATCAGAGCGAATCAGTTAGCCAAAGGAGAACCTATATCGGTTGATACTATACAGAGAATGTACTCATATCTCTCAAGACATGAAGTTGATCTTAATAGTTCAAAGACTTATTCTGATGGATGCGGTAAGTTAATGTATGATTCATGGGGTGGTTTATCTGCTAAGTCCTGGTCACATAACAAGCTGAAGGAGTTAGGACTTATTGAGATGGCTAATGAAGATAGGGTATCGTTCAATTATGATAATACTCTATCAACAGCCAAAGGGATAGAACTTGTTAAGAAGAAGATAAAAGAGGGTAAGATAGTCTATATCATATCAGCGAGACATTTTGTATCTTCAATGATGAGTACAGCGAAAGAGTTAGGTATTCCATTAAGAAGAGTATTCGCAATGGGAAGTAACCAAGCAAAGATTAAGAAAGTATATAAGTTAAAAGTATCAGAGCATTACGATAGAAATATGGATGTAGTTAATCAGTTAAAAGGAATAGGGAAGGTAATATAATGGCAGCACCAAAGATAAACTACTTTAAGTTAGGTAATAATGGAGGCAGACCTCGTATCTATCCTACACCTGAATTATTAGAGGAGAAGTGTATTGAATACTTTGAGTATTGTGTTACTGAGAAGCAGATAATAACCATTACAGGATTATGTTTATACTTAGGTATACATAGGGATACATTGAATGGATGGAGAAAAGAAAGTAATCAGTTTTCCGACACAATAAAAAGAGCAATCGACTGTGTACTCATAGCATACGAGACTAAGTTAGATACGTTTACCTTTGGTGGTGCTATCTTCGCATTGAAGAACATCGATAAAGAGAACTGGAAAGATAAGACAGAGCAAGAAGTAAACCAAACCAATACAAATGTCACAGCCAGTTTCGGTGCGACTGTACAGTCCACATCAGAATCAGCAGATGATTCACGAATCAATAGCTAATGGACATCATAAGTACTATGTGTTATCTATCGGTAGACAGTTCGGCAAATCTTTGTTGGCTGTCAATCAGGTACTATATTGGTTTTTTAATGTACCGAACTGTAAGATAGGATGGGTAAGTCCAATCTACAAACAATCAAAGAAAGTATTTAAAGATATAGAGAATGCCTTTGCAGAGAATCCACAAGTATTCAAGAGTAAGAACGGAACTGAACTTACTTTTAGTTCGCATAAAAATAGCACTATTGAGTTCTTTAGTGCTGAGCGGTATGATAATATTCGTGGTTTTACCTTTGACTATTTGGTATGTGATGAGTTCGCTTTTATGGACAATGAAGCATGGACTGAGGTACTTCGTGCAACAGTTCTTGTTCGTGGCAAGAAAGTTCTACTAATATCTACACCAAAGGGTAAGAATCATTTCCATCAGATATTCAACCTCGAGAATCAGAATAGTCAGTACAAGTCCTTTCAGATGACATCGTATGATAATCCATTAATCAATCCGACTGAGATAGATGATGCGAGATCAACACTACCTGATCATGTGTTTAGGCAGGAGTACATGGCTGAGTTCGTAGATGGTGGTGCAGGACTATTCAATGATCTAACATTGATTACCAAGTCAGAGAGAACCAATCGGATGTATGCAGGTCTCGACATTGGTAGAGCGGATGACTATACTGTTCTATCTGTGTTCAATGAGAATGGTGAGATGCATTACATTGAGAGATGGAATAAGGATACCTGGTCTAATATCATCGGTAAGGTAATAGCGAGAATAAACGAGTTTAGCTGTTCGACATTCGTTGAGGTGAATGGTATCGGTGATCCTATCTTTGAGCAGCTAAGAGATAGAGTGAATGATAGTGGTTTGATTATACCATTCCTTACCACATCAAAGAGTAAGCAGGATATTATTGAGCAGTTAGTAGTAGCGAATCAGAATAAAGATGTAAAGATGTTAGATAGAGACTGGCTCATTAAGGAGTTAGAACTATTCACCTATGAATACAATCCAAAGACTAAGTCAGTCAGGTACTCAGCACCTAATGGATTCCATGATGATGCTGTAATGGCAACAGCTATCGGATACCATTCT